GTAGCCGAGGTTGCCGTACCCGTCGCGAACGATACAAATCCGTTGTCCACATAGGACGGCGTGGCCGTTAGAACACTATCTGTACTGATAACCAGCGCGGGGGCGTTGGCTGACAGCGAAGTCCAAGTGTTTAGCGCGAAATCATAATAACGAAACACACCAGCCGTGGTGGTACCCAGAGAGCCGATGGCGTTCAGGACGTACCAGCGAGGAGTCATCAGGCGGAAGACCGACGCTGATGTAATAGCAGTGCTGAAGGCTGAAGTGACGGTGATAATACTGTTTGCGCCGACCGTGGCTTGCTGGATCGTGCGAACGTCGCCAGCACCGGGGCCAGCGGTGATCAGAACCTGATAACCAGCCAAACCGCGAGCAAGTGATAAGCCCGTATTAATGGTGGTTGTGGTACCACCCGTTGCCGTACCCGTAGGGCCGACGCAAGTCGCGGTCGCACAGGCGCCTGTACCAAAGGTGCCCGCTAGAGCCGGGGATGGAACCTGAACCCAGCCGTCTTCGAATGGGTTATAAAGATATGCCACCGTGGCGCTTTGAACAAATAACTGCTGCTGCTGCACCATGCGGGAAGGGGCGATTACGGAACCAGAGGCAGATGCCGCCGGAGCGGGCGTCACCATTTCCCAACGCTTTAGGTCGAGCAGTTTGCGATTGACAACGGTTGTGGTCATTTACGTCACCGTGATGTTGCGGCGCAGATTGTCTGCGCTCATGTGCATTAGGGCGGGAATTTTATCGACGGCAGCCAGACCCCCGATGTTGGTCTGGTTCGTTACCGTGCCGACAGTGGTAACTGTACCGACCGTAGTCACGGTGGCTAGCGTCAGCGCACCCGTAATGGCGTCTACAACGACCCGCTGACGGCCAGCCGCATCCGGCAAGACCTTGCCGATTGTGTTAGTCAGCGCACCGATCATAATTCGAAGCTGTTCAATAGCTTCAATTAACTCACCGTAAACTGCCACAGGAAGAGGGTCGGTCACGGACACATCAACATATGCACCATCGACGCCAAAACCGTTTTTGATCCGCTGGTGTTTTACGCCAGCAATATCATCAGACGCAATTACGTCGCCGCCGCTACCGGGGTTGAGCGTGGTGTTATCAGCCATGATTAAGCGTTCGCGTCAGTCAGCGTGAATGAGGTGATCGAAATCGGCTGCGAACTGGTCAGCGCGGCGCTAGGCGACAGGATCATATCCGTGCCGGTGGTGCCCACGGAACCCTGTGCATGGCAAGTAGTGCCGGTGCTGTCCAGAATGCGGAAATATCCCGCAGTACCAGCGCCAGAAGCAGTACCAGACCACGTTCCAGAAAGAGCCTTTGACCCAGACGATGCCGCCGCCATCCAGTCACTAGGCAAGGTCAGCGTGGCAAGCAGCGTTCCAGATGCCGCCGTGGCGCAATCCGCTGGCTGAGTGCCGCTGTAAAGGCGAAGCTGGGCGGACGTGCCAGTAGTAACTTCCACTGCGTCAAGACGTGCATTTCGAGCGGTAACAGAGAACTGAAGGGCCATTGGAGCCTCGCTAGGTTGCTAAATTTTGAAGGTCGGTTCGATATTGAATGATAAAGTCAAGCGACACTATACCAGAATTACTATCAGTCTCAAGGAGTTCAAACCCCGTTCCAGACGGTAATAGTTCATAACACAAGCCGCCAAGCGACGTATCAGCCATTATCTTAGAATGAAGTTCTTTGACTATAGGGTCCGCGACACTATCAGGCACTAATCCCCGTACGATTACGGAAACTCGAACCGTCAATTCATCGCGCAACTGAGATAGCGTGTTTTGGTTCTGCCGATCTGTTACCGGCTCAACGACAATAGCCGGAGCCTCATTTCGTGCAATTGGCGTTACCCTGCTTCTGTAAACAGGAGCGTGTGTATTAGTCTGTAGGAGCGTGACTATCGCGCTTAATATTTGTTCGCGAATAATCATTGTTAAACCTTGGACAGTAGAATTTCTGTTAAAGCACCGTCGTCTACCTGTCGGGCCTCTCTGACTTGATACAAAACACTGTTAACCGTGATGTTGTCACCATATCCAGCACCGCCAAATTCTGATGTTTTCACGGTCAATAGGTATTCGTTAGACAAAACCATGCCACCGCCCATCACATTAGTTGGCGCGTCAAGGATGCCCTTACCTGTAACAGTTGACCAAACAACAGTATGGGCAAAATCACCAAAAAAGACTGTTAGATCATCACCGATCACCGGAACGAACCTTTGGCGTGGGCTGAACAGCCTCGATTTTGTGGCCGTGCGCCTTAGCTTGCGCGGGAGTTAGTTCCACAATATCCCCCGGCTTGTAGGGGTCTGGGCGTAGGCCATAAATGTAAAAATTATCGCGAATTTTATACTGCATGGATCACCCAGAATATAGAGGGTGACTTTTCAGCCACCCCCTCAATTTCAGACCAATTAGGCGGTCAGGGCGTCAGTCATGGCGCTGAAGGACGCCGCGTGGCGGACCCCAATGTCAACCGACTGCAAAGCGCGAATATCAATCGAACCAGCATTGAAGCCAGCGCCGTAAGGATTGGCGAGAACTTCAAGAACGCCGAACTCACCGATGATCAGTTCGTTCCAAGCGCCGAAGACGACGGTGGAGCAAACGCCCGATGCGGTGCCCTTGGTGCCGGTAGACGACACTTGGTTAGAGCGGGCAACGGCGTAACCGTTGATCTCGCCGGGGGTGCCAGACTGAGCGCCAACCATCGAGCCAGTCCAGAGGTACTGGCCGGTGGTGGACTTCAGCTTCTTGAGCGCACCGATGGCCTTGGCGTTGGTCAGATAGGCAAGGTTGCTATCTGGGCCGTTTGCGGCGGTCACTTGGGTTTCCAAATCAATCAAATGATCAATCGTGATAGCCGCACCGTTGGTGCCGCCGACGACCGAACCGATGCCAGAGGTATTCAGGATACCGCGTGGCTGGTTGGACGAACCCGTACCGGAGAGTGCAGCAAGGTCGATACCGAGAGCAATCTGGGCAGCAAGGTCGTTGCGAACCAGCACTTCGATGTCAGGGGTGGACTGCATCATCATCATACGCGACATCTGCGAGCGAGCGCCCAGCGTCTTCGGAGACAGGCTGATCTTATCAAAAGTGCCTTCGGCTTCCGTCACGTCGCTAGCTTCAGCAACCCAATAGGTGCTGGTGGCTGCGGTCTGGCGCGGAATGTCCACGTTGCCGGTCAGGCCAGACAGCATCTGAGCGCCAAGCTGAACGACGCGGGCCTTGTTACGCAGCAGTTCGATGAACGAACCAGCCAACAGGTTCGTGGCAACCAAGGTGCCGCCGGTCGTGCCCGAACCAGCCGTGCCGACAGCGTAAGCCGCACGGTCAAGCGTGATGTTCATAGGCATGAAGAAACCGGGGGTGTCCTTGCCGGTGCGCTTGGCAATGGCTTCGGAACACTCACGCTCAAAGCCAGCATCTTTCCAGTTGCCGGTGACTTGGGCGCGGATCGCGTTAACCAGCGAGTAATCCCGCTTTTCCTTGTCGGTCAGGCTCAGATCGGCAGCGCCTTCAACAACGGGCTGGTGACGAACGCCAGCGATTTCGAGGAACGCCGATTTGGCTTCGTCGATGGAACGGCCACCTTCGATCAACTGGCGGGCCAGATCGGCCTTTTCAAACCGCTCGCCAAGCGAGCGGATGGTTTCGATACGGGCGCGTTCGGCGTGAGCCGCTTCGGCGCGTACCGCAGACATATCGACCACGGGGGCCGCAGCGGCTTCAGTCATAGCTTCAACTTCCTTGTGTTCTAGTGGGGCTAAACCGCGAACAACAACGTCGCGGCCATCCTCTGTTTCAGAGCGCCCGATACCGACCGATTGGTCAGCGGGAATTGAAACCAGAGAAACTTCAAGAGGCGACCAAGAGGTTGCCGTATAGGTGGACTTTCCGTCGCGGATAGCCTCGACCATTTCATTGATCCGATATCCAAACGACACGTTGCGGATGATGCCCGCACGAACGTCGTTCATAACCTGTTCGGCCATTGGCGATGTGCCAAAACGAACGGTGGCGTAACCACGCTTGTCGCTGCCGATACGGGCGCTTTCAACAACGCCGATCATCTGGTTAGGGTCATGGTTCCAAAGCAGCGGGGCAGCATCGTTCAGGCGCGTAAGGTCTGCCGTGCCGGGATCGTGCGAAAGAACTTCATCACCGAACCACCGCTCAACAGGCATCTCCGATGAAAACGCAAATTCAAGCGACCGCGCTTCACCATCCAACGAAAGGGACGACTGCTGCCCGCGAGTAAGTGCGGGCAGCGTCAACTTCCTCAATTCAACATTCTGGGTCACTAAATAGACACCTATTAAAAACCGATGGACGCATTATGCCAGATTGCGTGAATTACGCAACATCTTGTGCCTCTGTATTAGCCGACCCACTAGATGTGGTGTCTTCAGGCATCTCTGGGTCTTCCTCAACCGGCGCGGGCTGGGCTTGGCCCTGCTCCGTTACCAGTTCAGGGTCGGTGTCGAACACTAGGTCAAGCTGATCGCACAGATCGTTTTCACGGGCGCGGGCGTAGGCCAGTTCTTCGAAGTCACCACCGTTCTGAGCCACCACGTCGGTCAGCGTCATGAAACCGCTGCGAACAGCGGTCTTGTAGGCCGCGATTTCCTTGGCAGGGTCGATCCATGCCCAGCCGCGAGGTATCCACCGGACGTTTTCGTAACGGTCGCGGTCCATCTCATAGCCGGGAAGGTTCAGCGTGTTTGACAGGGACGCCATTTCTAAGAACGCCTCCATCACCCGCTGATGGAAACTGTCGATCATCCAGCTTTGCAACGCCCGCCATGTGTCGCGGTCGTCCAGCAGAGCTAGGCGTGACGATGAATAGTTCGACTGCGAATAATCCCGCGACAGCGCCTCATAGGAAACGCCAACGCCAGCGGCCACGCCCCGCAGCATGTACCGCATGAACGGATCAAGCAGACCGGACGGGCGGCTTGGATTAAACGACGTGAAACTTTCGCCGGGGGCTAGAGTGCTGATTTTTCCCGGCTCAAACGCTGAAACCCGCTCATTATCAACGACACCTTCTCCCTCAAACTCAGGGTCTGGCGTAGTGATGAAACCCATCTGACACGCAGACGCACGGGCCGCGATCACTTCGGCCTCTTCGTAGCCCGTCATGTGCCGCAACCGCGTCATGGCGGATGAGAACCAAGGCAAGCCGCGTGTCTGGCCGGGGCGGTCAGATCGGAACAGGTGGATGATTTCAGACGCAGGAACGCGAGTGCGTGGGCGGATGCCGCCAGCCTGATTGTATTGATAATCGCCGGGATGGTTCTGAAAAAACCAATACGCCACGGGCCGATACCACTTATCGACTTCGACGCCCATACGGATTTGGTTTCCGTTGTCGTGGGTGCCGTTATAATTTTCGTCCAGATAGTCGGCTTCGATCACTTCCAGTGCTAACGGCACGGGCGACCGGCCAAACGATTGACGAACCATGCGAACGAAAACTTCGCCGCTTTCCGCAACCGAACGGATCAAAACCCGCTCAATTTCCGAAAAACACATCACACCGGCAGTGTGACAGCTATCGGCACGGGACCATTTACGCCAAGCCGTTTCAATCGCGGAATTGGCGACGGCATCCATTTTACCGGCACCGGGACCACGCGGGCGCGTAACTTGCGCTTGCAGCTTTACGCCCTGCCCGACCACATTGTTCTGGATCGTCCGCAGCGCGTTAACGACGTAATCATTATTTCGGCCAAGATCGCGGGCGCGGTTCCGAAGTGGCCGCAAAGCCATGCGGGTTTCGGCATCCTGTGACGTGGAAGAAGCCACCCAGTCGGACAAGAGCCTTCCGCCCTGTGCGCCGGTATATTGGCGCTTTGCCGGGGCCGGTTTAGGCTTACTTGGGAACGGCCACATCAGGAAAACCTTACGAACGTGTTTCTGGGATCGCCAAGGCCATTGGCGATAGATTGGGCTTGCCGTTCTTTTGCGATAATCAGTTTCAGGCGGCTTTCCAGCGCCAGCAGTTCAGTCACCGGCTCATTACGCAGCCTTCGGGTTCCGATGGAATATTCAGCAACAACGCCGCCAGAAATCCGTGACCGGATCGCGGCCTGAACGGCTGCAAGGTCAATTTCGGCTTGGGTTCGGCCATCAAAACCGGCGGAAGCTGTCGCCAAGTTCCGACTGATCGTGATCTGGCCGGTGCCCAGCGTGACCTTTTCAGAACCCTTGGTAGCCGTAGCTTGCCAGTAATAATTAGGGGTATTGGTGCCGCTGGATACGGCAGTAAACCCTGCCGTCTGAGCAGACGTTAAGGATGTTTCCCACCCCGTCTGATATGCGGTGCTGGCAACGGTCAAGATCGTTGGACCGCTGAAATACCAATTCAGCGCCCAGCCATCTGACGAAATCATATTGCCAAGGTTGTCGCGTCCCGCAACATCCCGCCAAGTAACGCTGTCGCCCTGAATTATAACTGATGGAATTTTCAAGTTGCGCTACCAATTCGTCACAAATGAAGACGGCCTACGCACCCTACCCTGACGGGCCGGTTTTTGCAATACTTCGGTTTCTTCGTGGTTTTTCTTGCGCGGGGTCGAGCGCCGTTCAAATTGTTCCCAGATCGACCGCCGGTTAAATCGCATGTACAGCGACTGCATGGCCGCTAGACCATACACGAACGTATCCAGTGCCTCATTTCGTGCGCCAGTTTTCTTTTCCCACGTCCGCGTAGGGAAACCCTTTGAATATCGCGTGACCAATCGTTCAGCCGTCAACTGGTCGAAATAATTGGGCGGTAAATTGGCGTGGAAGTGAATAAACCCCGCCCCGGCCTCCATCAGTTTCAACCGGCTGTAGATCGTAGACTTAGCCGTATCTGTGCCAATAGGCCAAACTTCCGCGCCGTTCTTCAGGGTCTGGCGCTTCAGGTTCAGGTCCACCTTGGTCGGTCGTCCAATGATCGGCTTGTTTTTCTGGGACTGGCCTTTGACCGCCATCACGTTCAAGGCGCGATGTTCGCGAGCGAAGGCGTAAACCTCATGGGTAAAGTGACCACCGCTGTCGATACAGGCGGCGCTAATCGGCAACGGTTCGTAAATCTCATGTTCGACGGGACGCTTCAGCACGTCGGCCAACTGCGACCAGATTTCGGGGCGGGCTGGGTCGCCATAGATCGCCTGATGATCAATCACCCAGCTTTCTTCGTCGCGGCCCCAGCCAATCAGCGTGACCTCTAGGCGGTCGTCCTGTGTGTCAATCCCGGCAGTGATCGCCAGAACACCATCAGGCGCTACACCGCCCGTGTAGAACTCCACACGGTCGATCAGTTCACCCGCGCCGATCTTTGCAGCGGCTTCGTCTTCCCACGTCTCCCCAAGGATCGTGTTAACCCACGTTTTCAGCAAAGGCGGATCGCCCTTCGCCTTCATAAATTCGTCCACGATCTCAGACCATGATTTCCAGCCCAGCGGGCTGTACAGCGACGACAGGTGGAACCCCGCCGTCCGCCCGTCGCCCGTGGCCGTGGGTTGCCACCGGCCCTTAGCCATCATTTCGGTTTTCTGGTGTTCAAAGATCACACAGCCGTTGTGTTCGCAGACGTAATGGGTCGTGCTGGCATCTCCCTCATCCCACCTGATCTGTTTCCATTTCAGCCACTGCGGTTCATCGCAATGCGGGCACGGCACGAAGAACCGCCGCTGGTCGGACGCCAGATATTCGCGTTCGATCCGGCTGGTTTCCTTAACGGTAGGCGTCGAACACATGAACACCTTGCGGCGGGCAAATGTCGTGGTCCGTCGTTCGGCCAGCGACACCGGATCACCTTCGCCTTCAATGTCGGACGGGTAGCCGTCGATTTCGTCTAGGAACAAATACCGCACAGGCATCGACCGCAGACCCACGGCGCTGTTGGCACCCGTGATGATCATCACACCGCCGCTGAACTCTTTCACCATCATGGTGTTCGAACTGTCACGGGCGCGGCTGTCCGCGATCCGCTCGCGCAAGACCGGGGTTTCGTCAATCATGGGTGCGATGCGCTGTTTAGATAGGCGCTTGGCGGTGTCCACGGTCGGCTGAACCAGCATCACGGGGCCGGGGGCCATGTGGATGATATAGCCCAGCCAGTTATTCCCGGTTTCGGTCTTGCCGACCTGTGCGCCAGCCATGAACACGACACGCTGGGTTGGGCTGGACGGTGACAGTTCGTCTAGGATATCCCGAAGGTATGGTGTCCGATCAGTCCGCCAGCGCCCCGGTTCGGCAGATGCCTTTTGTGACAGCATCCGGTATTCATCCGCCCACTGGCTGACGGTGAGGTCAGGGTCAGGCGTGATACCAGAGACAAAGGCGCGGCTGTAAACGGCAGTCATTCGCCAATACCCTTGACCACCTCTGCAATGGCAGTTCGAATTTCCGCCATCATCTTCGCGTGGATTACAAACGGTTCAGTCATACCGGCTAGTTCAGCAGCGAGCCGATCAGGGATCGCAAGCATGGCGTCCCGCGTAATTCGGGCAACTCTAAACGCCTCTTTTTTGACGGCTTCCGCTTCGACCAGAATTTTTGATTTTTCTTCATATTCGATCTTCGCCAGCTTCGCCTTGTATGCGGCTTCCAGCGTTTTGCTTTCCATTAATGAAGGAATTTCATCAGCCGTTAAACCGATCTTGGCCGCAGCTACCAATATCTTTTCGTCGGCATCCGCTGGGCGTGGCTTTTTGCGGTTGGCAGAATGTGCGTTTTCACCACGACCGGGATGTGTATTTTTGGCCCATAGTTCGTCGGCCAAGGCAATATTTAGCTTACCATTTTCGTCTACGGCACCGGCAATTCGGCCAGACTTAACAGCAAGGTCAACAGCTTGAGTAGATAAGTTTCTAAGCCTTGCGTATGCGGGCCTACTTACATTCTTTTCCGTCATATTGTCCCTGTAGAACTGTCATTTCTTTGGTCTTTATTGACCGCTATTTATGCGATTAAAATCTATACACCAAGCAACCCGATAGTCTAGCACTAGCGCGTCACCGGGGTTCGAATTACCCGCGACGGGGGGTGGCCCAAAAGGTACCTAAAGGGGGTGGGGGTGGGCAGGACTGTGACATATATGTCACTCGCCCCACTTAGCCAGAGCCTCGCTCAATGCCTGATCGAAGTAGGCAGCGAAGGTGCGCGACACCGTGGCCTCGACGGTTTTGAAAAACGGTAGGCGCTGGCGATAGGTGGGCACCTTGTGCGTGAATATGAATATGGGCTTGACCGCGCTGCCATGCGCGAACCCGAAACGTTGATATATCCCCGGCTTCAGTCCACCTTCCCGCTTAGTAACAGCGAACCACTGGGCCTGACGCCCTCGCGCTCGCTTTGCGCTGGCTGCTGTGCGGTTCTGGTATGGATCACTTGACGATCTCAACGCTGATAGGATTTGCGTGAAGATGCGAGCAGGTACGTTGCCATAGGCGTCCGTGGGTGCCGCCTTTGTTGGTATGGCATACATCCCATGAGGCAGGACACCAGCGGCCTGTAGTGCCCGCTCATACCGCTTCAGGCGACGTTCACCGCCGTATATCTCAGGCGCTAGGAACTTGATTGCTGGTGTGCCCTTGGACGCGAAGTCCTTAATCATCACTTCAGCGGCCTTGGTTTCCTTGGTCGCTGCCCTGACAAACAAGCTGTTTAGGGTGTAGCGCGTGGGTCGGTCGAACACCTTGGGCATGGACGCAACCACATCGTCCTTGCCCTGCTTTGCTGACTTGGTGAGCGCGATATAGGTGGATCGCGGGATGTGGCGCGATCCAAGGGCGCTTAATGATTTCGTGACCCTAATCACATCGTCGGTAACACGAAACGTCAGCATTGAACCCTCAAACGCCAATTAGCCTAAAAAGGGTCCAGAAGAACCCGAATACAACAATGGCTTCTACAGCCATACGAACCACTGAGCCAATAGTAACGCTTTTAAGCAAATCGGTGAAACAAATTTCTTGGTGATCGTTCATTGGTCGTCTCCCCTATATCCATGAACCGCTTCGCTAACACGACCGGGGTTAACACCAAATTTATTTGCAACGTCCTGAAAAGCCATATTAGGGTTTCTCATCACAAAATTACGGATGTTGGTTTTAGTCTCGCTGTCCAATCCCTTACGGGTTGTCGGAGCGCGAGTGTAGGTGCGGCGATAAGTGGCCCGTGCCAGATCGGCCAGTTCTGGGTCACTGTGAACCAAAGCCAGTTCAAAGAGCCGTTCGCGAATTTGTAGAATGGTTAGTTTGGTCATGTAGTCCCTTTGATGTTGGTGGGGGCCGAAGCCCCTCCGTTAAAATCAAACAGTGGTGCGATTGAAAAATACAACCGCGTCATTAATGAAGTCTTCATCGAACTTGTGCTCGTCCGCGAACGCCTCCCAGTAACGACCGTCATCGGAGTAGGCCACACGAGTGGCGGGGTTCTTAGGATAGCCGCGAACAAAATTGCGATCCGGAAGGAACTTTATGGTGATCTGATCTGCGGTGGTCATGTGGGTCTCTCCGTGGGGTTAGTGGGGATTATTTCACGTCACCATATTTGCGATCCATTGCGGCAACCAAATCACGCAATTGGGTTGGCGTGATGGCAATAGAATTCTCACCGGTACTGATGGCGATGAAATCAAAATCACTATCGCCATTAGGCATGGTTCTGAAGTGAGCCGTAAGGTCTGTGTCGGCGTCGATGCGTGCGAAAAATAGGTCTTTCATGTGGGTCTCTCCGTTCGTGTGACTGTCTATTCCACACAATAAACATGTAAAATCATTATACGCAACACCCTATTTGTAATTCTCCCGTAATTCTTCGACTAATTGCGAAGATAATTTTTCGACGGCCTCCCTAGCCGCGAAATACTCCCCTTGGACGTAGGCGTAACGCTCATGCGCCCGCTTCAACGCAAACTGAGCCTGTGTGAGTTCGTGTTCGATCTTTTCGATGTTCATGGCGTCATCCCATTGATTGCGTCACAGATCAGCTTGGCTGTTCCTTCATTGCCTACCACACAGACCACCCAGCCCTGTGTGTCCAAAATCTCAAAATCACCCCACCGACCGTGTTTTCGGTACGTCCAGTTACGTTTCATGAAAAACCTCAATGATTTCATAGACCTAACGGTCTAAAAACCGACCGTAAGTCAAACCGTTAACGAATAACCCTTTATAATCAATCTACTAACGGTACTTACACTTACTTACGGTTTTAGAAATAGAATAGAAGAGAAATCTTTTACACTCCATCAGGTTCATAAAGTGTAAAAGTTTTTCTCTAATATACTATCATGTAGCGTTAGAACCATAAGAACCGTAAGTTGAACTCTTTTTGTTAGTGTTTTCAGTAGGTTGTCACTTACGGTAGCCCACGCCAACTTACGGTTAAACCGTTAGATTTGGACAAAAACGGACCTCGCCTCCGATCCGGTGTATCCAAAGTAGATCACGCCCGCCGCGCTTGAGTTTGGCAGACGCCGCAAAATCTTCCCCCAGTTCACGCTCCAAGGCGTCCCGCGTAAGAGCCGCTTCAGGCCATCAGCGGTGTTTGAGACATAAATGCCGGTCCGTTCGACCTTGATCCCCAGCCTCCCCAGTGCCTGTTTCGCGTACTCGTGGGTGTCGTATTCCTGCCCGCGACACACCTCGACCAACTCCCCCACGGCCTTGCGACTGGAACCGCGGTCGGTAGGAACGTCGGTTATTTGCTGCATCAGGAAGTCTAACAGCATCTGCTCATCCGACTGGCCTTGGACCTCCTCGCGCTGTTCATCCATGTCCTTGTCGTACAGCTTCAGCCAATCCTTAGCCTGTTCGAACGTCACCCCGTTGTCGTTGATCAGTGACCACGCACCGGCCAGCAGCGCCCCAATCTGGTCGCCCGCCCGTTGCTCGCCCAGAACCGCAGCCGCTGCCTTGGCGAACACGTCAGCGTTATGGCGGATCGACACAGCGTGATTGATCGCACGGGCGTAGAACCGTTGGATGAACTCTTCGGTCAGTAGGCTGGCCTCTGCCGCGAGAATTTCTTCGAACTCATGATGTTTGCGGTCGGCGCTCAGTTCGACCACCGAAACCCGTGAACGGTCGGACTGCTGAACCAAACTGGCGTTGATTGAACTGAAGGCGAAACACGACCGAACCTGAAACGACATCGCGTGGCCGCTCACAGACCCCTTGGCGATCCGCCCACCGGCTTCGGACGATGATTGGCGTACCAATGCCAGAATACGCTGGAGGCGGTCACTGGCCCTCGTGTCCTCGCCCTCTGCCTCATCGAACAGGACTGGCAGGGCGTCGTGCTTAAGCGACTGGCGCACACCGGCTTCGGTGGTCTCACCGACGACGAACAGGCAATTGTCACCCAGCACAGGCCGGATCACCTTAGACATAACGTGGGTCTTACCGGACCCCTTAGAGCCGACCACCCAGATGTGCGGACGCCAGCCTAAGACACCCCCGATATGTGCCGTAACGCACCAGCCAGCGACCAGCAGCGCGTCGATGTCACGCTGCCAAGGTAGCATCTGGACCAGATCAAGGAACCGGCTGGCCTGATGCAGCGGCAGACTGTTGTCGATGTCCGCCCTCATGGGCAGACCCTGCTCGTAAATGTAGGTCGATCTGACAGCCACGGGTTTACAGGGCTGGCGGTCCACATAAACGATGTCCCCTAAGTGGACGATCAGGCGACCGGCATCGTACCAAGCCCCACGTCCCCTTAGCATGTCGGGGCTAAAGATACCCTTGGCGTGACACATCCGCATCATGTGTTCAGCGGCGTTGTCATACTCCGCACCGTTGCGACCGGGATATTCACGGTCCCAGTACATGCGCGGCGCGATTGACCAGAGATTGTTCTTAGAGTGCTGGGCCGGTGTCAGTGGCACGACCTGTTGGGTGCCGACCGACAGGTAGTAATAAGTGCTGCCGTTAAAACCTAGAGGCTTAAACGGCGTGTCAGGGACCTCTGTAGGCTCATCAGGGCGTACAGGCTCGTTATGCTTAAGAACAGGCACCCAATCAGGGCAAGCGATATACAGCCGACCAAGATCACGCTGAGTGCCACCATTGTTGATCCAATCAAACACGTCACCCTTATTAGGAAGGTCAGGAAGGCGAAGAACACGGATTTGACGTGCCTTGCCATAGAGTGAAGTGGCGACGACATTGGCGTGATTTTCTCCGGCTTCATCGTTGTCTGGCAGGATGAGAATGTCTCGACCGGCGAGAGCGGCGGTGTAGTTGTCCTGCCACTTTCCTGCACCACCGGGGTTACAGGTCGCGACGACACCAATTTTAGATAATGCTTCAACATCTTTCTCACCCTCGACAATAACCACCAGTTTATCAGATGCTGCCACGGCTGGCAGATTAAATAGTATACGCTCTGATGCCGGTACAGACCAAGACCAGCCACCGCTACCATCTGGGCGACGTTGCCGAAAGTCTTTGGGTTCATACCGGACGACCTGTAGTTTTACCTCGCCCGTGTCTGGATTGACATAATCATAGGTGGCAACAATGGTTTTTTTAACACGTTCGGTTTGACGTGTTAGCGGAAGCGGCTTTTCGTTAACATGTTCCGGCCACAAATTGCGGCGTTTAAGGGCGTCAATCACCGCAACGGGATCGCACCCAGCGTGGCAATGGACCAGAATTTTACCGTTGTCGGCATCACTGACCGACATTGACGGCGATTTATCGTCGTGTGCTGGACAGATGGCCGAATAGCCCCCCGTCGTCTTGGAATGTTTACCAAGACCCCGCGCTATCTGTTCCGCGTTCATTTTCCGTTGTTCCTGATGTGGATCAGCAGCCGCCATGCGGGGCCGGTCGGCTGGGTTCGGCCAGCCTCCCAGTTGTGGATGGTCTGGCGGGTTACACCGACCGTCTCAGCAAACGCCGAAACGGTCTGGTGGGCGTCCAGACGTATTTGTTTGATCTCAGGTCCGGTCATCCCCACACCCGCTTCAGCCAACGGTTAACCGCATCGTGATAAGCAATAGTGGCTTCCTCTAACGCCTCTAGGGTTTTTCGATTTGCTTCCTGTGCCGCCTCAAAAGCGGTGCGGGCTGCTGCCCAGCGTTTGACATACTCAGATGTGGGCAGATACCCGGCCTCCGCGGCGGCAGTATCCCAATCTTGTTGATCGGTCATTGATCATTCCCTTCATCAAAAACTGGAAACACAAAAGCACCAAATCCCACCCAAAATAGCCCAAATAAAA